TTCTTTGGGTTTATATAGTGACATATCATGACACCTTTCTGTTGTTTTTTATAAGATCGTCCTTAACGGAATGAATGCCCGTTTCGCAAAGGAAAATGTCCGAGTCATCTAAGTATTGGGTCTTGAAATCGTACGGGCATTCTGGCCCTTTGCTAAACGACACGTTAAACATATCTAATATATCGGACAGGGAATAGGAGGTTTTACCCATGGCGTTAACAATTTTATTCTCGTCTTTATATTTCAAAATACAATCGACCAAATCCTCCACATAGGTGAAACGCCGTAGAATGTTTTCAGGGTTCCCGTTAACCCGTACATGATCGTCATTGATGCATTTATTGATAAACATTTCAGGACGTCCAAAATCACCATACACCGTAAACGGTCGTATAATCGCGTGCCTATTCGGGGCTGAAAAACGGGTGATATCCTCCGCAATCTTTTTAGATATACTGTATGCGGATTCCACATCCCCTAACACCGATGAACTTGAGATATAGACAAGTCTTTCAAAGGCCACATCTTTTATAAGATTTGCATAATCAACACAATTCCGTTGGTAAAAGTCGTTCTTATCGTGTCCGTTACGTATACCGGCAAGTGAGCCGAAATGAACCAAATACCCATATTGGTTTTTTTTGATATCATCGTAGCTTAACGATCGATTTATCCCCTTCTTACGATTCTCTGTAACCCATTCCGAGGGGCTTCCGTTAGGCTGGTTGATGTCATATACATCATATTCGATAGGGTTTAATCGTCGGCAGAAATGCGACCCTATAAATCCATGTCCCCCTATTACCAAATACTTTTTTCCCACTTTATTTACCCTTTTTGTATGCGACACAGGAATGATCAATCTGATCTAAATGCGTCAGTGATAACCCGTTATTCTTGAAATATTGATCGACCGCTATTTTAGCTCCTTCCCAACATCCGTAATCATCGATAATGAGATGACCGCCTATCGCTAACCGAGGATACAACACCTCCAATGCGTGTTTTGTCGACTCATAGAAATCTGTATCGAGACGTAGAAGAGATATTTTATCAGGGGCCTTATCGGGAAGCGTGTCTAGTATGTCCCCCTTCACCATTTTGACATACTTGAGTGGATAATCTGTTCTCCTCATATTGGATCGCACAACTTTGAAGGGAACATAACACCACTCGTTATACCCACATCGTCTATTCACTTCCCACTTCTCTATAGCCAGACTATCCGCGTCTTTTTTTTTGTCTTTATCGTTAGGCTTTGTCATACCCTCATAGGTGTCATACATCCAGATCGTTCGTTTCTGTAGTCGATCTTTCAATACGTGGGCCATAAACATACACGATCCACCGGCCCATACCCCCGTTTCCACGAAATCGCCGTCGATATTATGATCGAGAATATCATTAACACATTCATGTAAATGGGATAAACGCTTCGGGTTTGTTTTGGTGTAGTTTTGGACCTTTTTGATTACGACATCAAGATTCATTCGATCTCGATGCCCAACTTCTTGTACTCTCGTTTCTTGATTTCTTTCGCTCGCTTAGCGTCCCTAACACTGTTTCCCTCCACCTTTAACAATAGAGGGTCTTGGCACGCCCCGAATTTAAATCCCTCTTTATGCGCTTTCAATAAAAAGAACTCGTACAAGTCGGATTCTTTCGTTAATTCGGGATATTTCACCTTCTCTATAACCGATTTACGATAGGCCACTGTCGGGTGAGAAATAGGACACTTACTCTTGAAATCCCATTCATACGCTTCTTGGTAATACTTCTCGTGATAATTATTATTGGGACGAAGGTGTAACCCACTAAAGAAAATATCCTTATCCTCATTCTGTTCAAAGAATTCACGTATCGCGACGCATCGATCGTTATAATACAAATCAACATCGCATACCGCTATTATCTGACCGGTAGCGTACTTATTGGCCTCATTACGTGCCTTTGCACCTCCGCCTCGTTCGGGGGCTGTTATCAACACATCAATCTTATCTTTGTAATGACTAATGATATCTTTTGTATGGTCTGTACTCCCATCGTCATAGACAACGATTTCGCCCTTTTCTTTTTGTCTTAAAAGGCTGTCGAGACAGGGCGCAAGATCGGCCTCACAGTTATAGACGGGTAAAACGTAGCTAATTAACATCTTTAGGGACTTCCGCTCTGATTGTGTTAACAAAGGTTTCCTCGCTCATTAAATTTGAATAATACTCGTGTATGTTTTCGACCTCATCTTTAAGCACGGTTGGATTCTCAGCCATCGTATAAATCTTATCGATGATCTCTTTTTTGATATCGTCGTATTTGTTGTAGGTCTCTTCTTGTGATATCTTCTCTGCGTACTTCATTTCCTCATCAGGACAACTCACTAACGCTTGTCTGCCACATAATAAAAACTGGATGGGCAATTGAGGGAACCCGTCGTGTATTGTTGATCTTACGATCATCGAGCAACTATTAATAAAATCGCACATATCCTCTTCTTTAATACGACCACAAAATTCAATGTTTGGGATATTGTCTTTCTCAATGTCTTCTGGTTTATGTTTTGCTAACCCACCAAAGAACTTGAACTTGATTGTCGGCATTGATCGCGCGACGTCTGTAATTAGCGGAAGATTCGAGAATCCACCACCACCGTCCAACGCCATCATCGGCGAATCGTCAGAGAAATAGACCGCTACCGTGAAATCTTTCGGGGGATCGACTTTGTAACTATACTGCCCCATATTATATATCGGTGTATATAACAGTTTCGCATCTGAAAACCCACACGCTCTCATCTCGTCCAAACATCGCGGTGAGTTCGCAAATACAGTTGCCCCGGCCTGTTTAAACGCTTGTGAAAACTCTTTGAGTACGGACATAGGGTGTAAGTTATATAACTGGAATATATCTGTCCCGATGAAATGAAGAATAGGCTTTCCTACACACGCTTGGAAATGGTTAGCCAACTGTTCGGGTGTCTGGTTATAACAACCCACCATGTACGTGGCTTTCCAGTTATCGAACCCATAATTAGGCGGCATGATCTTTTGACCCGCTTGGTTATGCCCCACATAGTCCGCGTTCAACATCTTCGCACGTTGCAAGGCTTGATGGTCGGCTCCGTAACTTGTCACGACCAAATCATCATCCGGTATATCGTTCCACTTTCTAAAATCCGCTGCCTTTTCTGACAACGTCTTTCCTTTTGTCCCCGATATATTATCCTCATTGGGTTTCTTTGTAGTGAAAAAGAACCGTTTCAGATACTTACCCTTAGCCCCTTGTTTAGCCAATTGGTAGAAAAGCGACCAATCTTGAAAATACGGAACATCTTTGAATCCACCTACCCGATTAAACGACTTCCGCCGTATAGGCGACATTGTCGAAATATAGTTCATCGTTTTTAACAAATAAGGGTCATACTCCCGAGCAAAATAGTTGAATTTATTTTCGAATCGGTAATCACCATACACAAAATCGAGGCCCTTATCTTTTTCAAACTCACGCGCCACAATCCCTAATATTCCGGGGTATAATTCACAATCCCCGTCGATAAAGAAGAGTATACTATCCGTGTTATTAGACATGAGGTTTTCACCCGATATCTTCGCTCCAAAATTACGTGCTGCACTCGCTCCCGATTGCTTATCTAATTGTTCTAAGTAGAGAGCATAAGGCGTATTCGCTTCCCCTTCAGGTGTGAAATAGGCATCGATAACGTTTTTTTGCGCCTCTTCTTGCCGACCATCAAATACTATCGTCACGTCGTAGTGTTTATAGTCCTGCTCTTCAATAGACTTTAGCAATCGATCTATAGTCCCCTCGTTTTTATAAAATGGAATGATAATATTAATGTTCATAATAACCCTTATTTAAATGTCTTATATACGTCGATAAATTTTTCTAATCCTATTCCTTTGATTCGTTTCTTCTCAACACTTTTTTGAAATATTTTACGTAGTAAATCGACTTCCTTACCTTCCAATGTGACAACGAAGCTCTTTTCAATTTTCTTTAAAATATCCACGTAACGGACCATGTCCTCGATATCGTCCCATTCGTAAGCGTTTTTAACTTCTCTTAACACGAGTAACGTTTGATTTTCTATCTCTTTAATACGTTTCTCGATATCTATTTCGGATAGGGGTGGTTCCTGGTTTTTGAACATGGTTTTCACGTCTGCAATTTCTTGATCGCTAATTTTGATACACGTTAGCTTCACGGTTTGACTCCTTTGTAAACAATCGTTTTTAGTGTTTTTAGGGCGGATAAATAGTCTAGGACAGGGACGGGTTTGTTTTGGAAAAAATTATCAATGAGATCATCGAGTGAGAAGTCGGCCTCAAAGTCGAACATAACGACGTTCCCAACTTTCTCGTGGGAAACAAGGGACGCTTTATTGGCGTATAGGAAGGCTGCGCAGTTTAAATTATTAGTTTTATATTGATCTTTCATTATTTATATCTATATCTATAAGGGTTCCCCCTACCACTAAAGAATGATAGGGGGACGATTCAAAAATACCGTTTCAATTTCTAATATAACATATCAGAAATTAAAGACCAGTAGTAATGACCCATAGTCCTGCGGACTTGTTAATAACACGTCCAACGGCTGTTACTGAGTACCCAACAGTTTTGATCATACTGGTTGGATCGTTTGTAGACTGAGCTCCAGACTCTTTCATGTAAAAGGCAAACCCTGATCGTCCACCTGTTCCACCGATATGAGTTGTTGCGTACGCATCGTCACCGAAAACGAGAGATCCGTAAACGTTTCCTGAAGAGGTACTTAGGGTGTCACCTGATACAGGGAATCTGTAAGCGTTTGTTGTATGTGAAATGGTTACACCGGCAATTACACCAACATCGGCTGGATTACGTTTCACCTCGGTAGACCCTGTTGGAGAGAACCATCCTTTAAAGCCTGGATTTGTTGTCAACTGGTAAGCAACGTCAGGGTGACAAATCATTCCGTAATTTCCATTTGGTAACGGATCAACGTCATTGCCATTCAAGACACTAACCGCGTGTTGCAATGTACGTGTGGACATACCAGAAGAGGCAAAACTAACAACGGTAGCAGATTGTGCAAGTCGTGTTTTGTTGTGGTAAAGCGGGAATCCGTCGGATCGTCGTGTCCAAACCCGAGCTGTTATACCAGACGAATTTAATGTTCCACCGTCGATAGCCATATTGTTAAACATATTGGCAGAGTATGTGGCTTTATCTGCAACGATCATACCAATATCGTTTCGGACGAGTTTATCAACTGTTTTTGTTGCAGCCATCTTCACTTTGTTAGCGATTTGATCCAATCCGTTGTTTCGTATTGTTAAATCAGCGAAACGAGAAATTTGGACATATCCATCACGTTCGTGAAGAGTAGCTGTTAATGCAACTGCTGATGCGTATTGTTGTGCTGCGGTAAATTCACTAGTGTTATCACTATAGAGCGCACTAATACGTCGGTAACGTGTAAAAGAGACGATATTTCCGCCACCTTTTGGTAAAT